CTTTTTATTAGAATAGTCAAGTCTCTCTAATTGTATACCTTGTCCTCTATCTATAAGTATGTATAAATAATTACTTAATATAGTAAAATTATGAATTACACCTTTAAAAATCCATTTACTCCATGCTGTCTGTATCCTCTCTTGTGCATCATTATAGAACTTGTATATATATATAGTATCAGGTGTATCCTCACTCATAATAAATATTATATTCTGATTTGTATTACCTTGCATATTTATAATATTTTGAGGAACATAAGAACTAACATGTCCACTAAGGTCTATAGCTGTAGCACTATCAGTATTATCTCTTACATAAAACTCTCTAAGTGCTATACCTTTTGTACTTTCACTTAAGAAGTACATTACATCTCCTATATTAATAGGACTCACTTTCCTTAATGAATTATATGAAGTAGTAGATGATATTGATACATCAGTAGGGGATAACACTCTGTCACTCTGTAAACTAAATTGTCCGTCTGTACTAGATAATATAACTTTATCATCAAAAGGTACAGCATGATTTAATAAAGCTACACTATTAGAATCCACAGCTACATCTATAGGGTCACTTTCTAAGACATCTGTTACAGTTGTAGGAAAGAAATTATAATAACTACCTGTTTCACTCATTATCACATTCTCCCCAGCTATGAAACACAATCTATTCTTAAAGAAGAAAATATCCTTTATCTTCCTACCTATAAATGAAGGCTCAGGTGCTGAAAATAAATCGCCTTTCTTTCTCTTATCATACTCAATAAGTTTTAAAGTGAATGTACCATCAGCTTCTGATATCAATTTTATAGGCATACTACCATTATCTATAGTGTTTCTAAGATTAGGCTTAACTGTTTCTATCCAGTTACCATTTTCATACTTCTCCCAATAATTAGTATAATTGTTATTAGGGTCTCCTGTTACTTCCACTATAATATTTCTACCTTGTTCTGCTCCTGACATAATAGTAGGTAAGTCTTTAATATCTTGCACACTTCCCCAACATGCTAAAGATGCTTGACCCCCATATGAATCACTACCTGTAAAACTTGTTACAGTTGTATCTCCTATAACTATTGAGCCATACTGATTCCATGAGCCTCCAAGCTTAGAAGCTATATCAGCTGAGATATCTAAAGAATTTGTACCTGTTGCTGTATACTTAGTACCATTTACTTTCACTTCATACCTATATCCCTGATTAGAACCATTATCAAATGTCCTTTTTACCCAGTAAAATGGGTGAAGCTTATGTGCATTAAGTACTCCATCTCTAATCTCTGATAATGTACACACTTTAGTATTATTTATTATAAAAGTTGTATCACCTACTGTTAAAGCTTTAAAACTAGTATTAGGTGTACTGTTACCCACATCTAAGTAATTTAAAGTGCCATTTTCATAATTAACTTGTCTCTCAACACCTTCTGTGTCAAATACTTGAACTCCTTGTTTACCTATAGATATAATATAAGCTTCATCTCCATCACCTCTCTCATAGGAATGAATAAAGGTGTTATCTTCTTGTATAGCTACTGTACCTACTAACTGTGTAGGGTTTCTTCTTGATACACCTTTATCTACAGAATGTATCATATTAACACTCTCTTCTACTTGTCCCTCTAATCTGTTAGATGGTTCTTGCTGTGATACACCTAAATACAAATTTGATACACTTTTCTGAATCAATCCCATAATTAAACTCCTACAGGGTTAGTGTTTCTACTAAATAAACTACTTTTACCATTAGCTTTAGTCTGATTGATTACCCATATATTCTTATCTCTTGTAGCTTTTAGTAGTTCTCTTTCTAACATAGAGTCTGTACTAGGGTCATTAATCATATCTCTTTGATAAATTATAGAAGCCTGAGCTATAATATATTCTTGTAATACATTAGGAATATAGTCAAAGTCTTCATCATAGATTATAGTTGCCTGTATCGGCTCTTCAATTTTAGTAGTGAAATTTTCTCTATCGAAAACAATAGAGTCATTTAATGTATACTTACTATCTACAAACTCTATTACTAAAGCATTAGGAGGTTTAGATATGTAGCCATTAATATCAGGACTTAATGTAACAGTCAGTCTATTAAACTTAAAACCTTCTGACAATAATTTTCTCTTAGTTAAATCTACCTGTTTATCAGCTTGTTCAGCTTCATAACTATATTTATAATCTGCTTCATTTATAAGAGGAGGCTCACCTATAACATTAAGTAGTATATTAACTGCTTCCAATTTCTTCTTCATATAGTCTCCTTAAAATAAAAAGTGAGGATAAGCTGAATAGCCTACCCTCTAAGTCTGTTATGACAACACTGTATTAGCATCTCTAATACCTACTACACATCCACCATTTAGAACATCTGCTCCATAGCAATATCTAGCAGTAATTAAGTTACCAAATCTAGTAGGAATATAATTACTCTCTGTAATGATAGAGATAAAAGTAACTAAACCAACAGCTTCTTTTGTAAACATATAACCTATGAAGTCTTCACTTAAATCTAAATTGTTAGACTTAAGAACCATTGTGTTACCAATATAGATTACTTCTGTACTAAATACATCAATACCTCCATTTTTAGTAGTAAAGTCTCTACTTCTCACTTTAGTACCTTGTGAAATATCATACCATTTCATAGGGTCTGTAATATATACTCTACCATCAGAAGGTACATTATTTGTGTCCATAGTAGCATTCGCTCTAAAAATAGCATTAATATGTGCATTACCTCTTTCCTCAGCTGTTAAAGCTGTATCTGTAATGTCAGCATCATAAATCCAAGAACCATCAGGCTGACCAGCTACACCTTCTGTTTTAACAGCTTTCTTTAATAAAGTAGCTAACTGTTTATCCATTTTCTGAGCTAGTGATTGCCCTAAGTTCTTAGTAGCTGGACTTGTAATATCCCAATGTAACACTTTTTTCTGTTTATTATCAATAAATCTTGAATCATACTCTAAATCTCTTAATGAGATAATTCTCTCACCAGCATTTGTACTATTGATATCAATCTCTGTACCAGCTATATGAGTCTTAACATCTTCATCCTTACCTACATTTGTAATAGGGAATGACATAGATAGACCATGTGATAAAGTCTTCTTAGTTACGAACTTCTCTAAAATATTTGTAGCATAAAATGCTGATAAAACCTCACCTGAATATACTCTTTCCTGTGCCAATACCTCTGTATTTGATTGACCTAATTCATTTACTGGGCTAACTCCATATGTTGCCATTTATTCTCCTTAAATTGTTTTTCTCTATAATACTGTACAATCACAAACGACACGGTGTCGCTTATGTTTTCTTACTTGACTTCTCTTAATGTAATCAACCTAATTACATCATCATTACTTTCTTTCTAACTAGTTGTGTATACTTCTCATCAACACCATATGATGGGTCTTGCATAGCTCTCATCATTTCAGCCTGAGATTTAAAACCTACAGTACCTCCTTGCTCATTGCTAGATGAAGGTCTACCTCTAAGTGTCCTATGTTGAGGTTCTTGTTCCTGACCTTTAGTAGCTTGTTGCATTTCATTATACATAGCTTTGATAATATGTTTAGCATATTTAGAATTTACACCTTCATCATACTCAGCTATTTCTTCTTGTGACTTATTGCTACTAATCCATTCAATAAGTTCCATATAGTTGTCTTCTGAACCTACAGTTTCTTCCATTATCTTAACTGCTTTCTTCTGTTCTTGATAAGTTTTAGCTGTAATATAGGCATCAATAGCTTCCTTAGTGAAACCACTATCTTCTAAAGCTTTTAGAGATTCCTCAGATAATTCACCACTAAGGATATACTCTTTTTTATAAGCTTCAATATCTACATCTTTTTCTTTAGCTTTTTCCTCTATAGGTTTTAAAGATTCATCTTGTAAAGCTTCTTCTTCTTTAGATTTACTCTCTTTAAGCTCTTGGAGTTCTTGCTGTAACTGCTTAATAAGCTCTTCTTGTGTAGGTTCAGTTTCTTCCTTAGAGGCTTCTCCATCTTCTTGTTCTTGTTGCTGTTCTTCAACATTATCCATAAGTTTTAAAGCTCTTTCTCTTTCTTCCTTAGAAGTATCTCCTACTTCTATACTTGTAGATTGTTTTAGACTATCTAAATCCTCAGGATTCTCAGAACTTACTAAGTGTCCAGCCTTTTGTTGCATCTCTAAAATATCATTATCATTCATTCTATTGTTGTCCTCCTAGTGTTTTTGGTATCTCTTGCCCAGCTTGTTGAGCAAGGCTATTAGCAAATTGTTCCTCAGTTTGCATCTGTTGTGCTTGTTGAGCTTCCTGTTGTAACTGTTCCTCAGTCTTGAATAAACCATCAAGAGGTATACCATTACTATAAGCTAATCTCTCTGTTATAACTTTCTGATTTAAATAATTCCAAGCATTAGGTACTAGTGAAGCCATTTCTAAGAATGTCATTAACTTGTTAGCATCTGAGCCTCTACCTAAAGCATCTAGACCTGTAGTAATAACTGTGTCTATCTCTTTTTCTAGCTTTATATTTAAATCTTTCATCATAAGACTAAGTAGAGGTTTCTGTAAGTCCTCAGCTAATAGTGTATATACACCTCCTAAAGTTTCTTCTAGGGCTTGACTTACCTGTCTAATTTCCTGAGCTGTAACCCTCTCTGCATCTCTTCTAGTAAATAGTAAGAAAGCCTGAGACAATCTCAGTTCTAGACTTTGCATGTATTGCAGTAAGTTTGCCATATCACTGTTCTTGTTTGTTTGTGGTACTGTAATGTCCTCAGCATGACCTGAAATATAATCACCTGTTACAGCTTCATTTAAACTTTTAACATCAGTACCATATTGACTATTAGGGTTAACAAGGAATAGTGTTCGAGCCATTACTGAGGCTGTATCTACTACAGCTATATTTAAAGCTTCATAGTTTCTTAAATCTCCAATATAATGCTCTACTAAACCTCTACCATAGTGACTATTAGCATTAGCAGTCCATCTTAAAACAATGAAAGGTAATGGCGCATCTTTATCAAAAGTTTTCTCAGAACCTGTA